GACTTAAAGATATAATCTATCTGTCGATAGAGTCCTTATCTTTTTAGACTTTCCAGTCTACTCTTCTCAACTAAACGAAATTTACGTCTTTTTGTGTATGCTACGCATGCACAATTAGATGTGTATTTGAGATTTCGTTCCAGGTTGCCAGCCTTGTGTAACAAGTGTCGTGCTTCTAGGGGTTGCACTTGACGTGTTCCGTCACGTACTTGTGTCCTTAGTTGCCCCACGCTGTTCTGTCAGTGTGGTGTGTGGATATAGTGTTCCGTCACTATTGAAACCGATAACTGTGCACAATGTCTATCAACCAATTGACACTTGCAGTTGCAAGTGACCAGGAAATTTCAGCTCATGGCTATCCTACTATGTCTGATGCCGTTGAACATTTTAGTTCCTCCGCATCACACGGTTTTAAGGATTGCCGTTTTGTAGCCTCTGGGCTGCAGGACATCGTTATTGGAGTTGAACCCAGTGACTTTGTCGTGGCTTTGGAGGGTGATGAAATTCTCACTGCCTATATAGCCACTTTTGGAGCTAGACCTCGTTGTTTGCGCGGCTGGCTTATACCTTCTAATTCTAATTATGTTTTGGAGGAATTTCATGTAATTTTTGGCAAGCGCGGCGGTGACGTCGTGCCTGTTGATAATTACATGTGTGGTGCTGATGGTAAACCGGCAGTTCCTAGCGAACAGTGGTCTTTTGTTGAGCACTTTGATGATGATACAGATGAGATCACCGTTAATGGTGTCACTTTTCGCCACGCGTGGAATACCGTTCGTGCCGACGACCCTTATGAAAAACAGGGTCTTCTTTCTATTAAGTTTATAGAGTATATTTCCAATGTTCCTCACAAGTTGCCTAATGGTTCTGTCCTTGGTGTTGCCGGAACTCCTAAGAAGCGTAAGGCTGTTGTGCTTGATGAAAAGTACAGCAAGCTTTATGATGCTTGTGGTGTTCCTTTTGTCACTAATGGCAAATCTATCTCGGAAGTTGTCACTAAACCACTCTTTTTGCATGCTCTTGTTGAGTGCAAGTGCGGTAATGAGTCTTGGACTGTTGGTGACTGGACTGGCTTTAAAACTACTTGTTGTGGTGTTACTGGTAAAGTTATAACTTTAGCAGTTGGTGATGTTACGCCTGGTGACATTGTTTTTACTACACCTGGTGCAGGCAAAGGAACTAAGTTCTTTTGTGGTCTTGTTCTCACCTTTGTTGACACACTTGAGGGTGTTTCCGCATGGCGTGTTGTTAAGGCCTATACAGTTGATAAGTTTGTTGCATCCTCTAACTTTGATGAACACAACCATGTTATGAGCTTGGATCAATGCTCATTTGATAACTTTAGTCCTATTAGCGTAGCACTGAAGTTTTCACTTTTGCGTGGTAATTGTTGTGACGACGTCAAGGTTGCTGTTGCAACTGGTGTGATCGACATTGGTCTTGGTGTTTTTGATGTTAATGATACTGTTTTTGAGAATGTACCATGGTTTGTTCAGAAGTTTGAGTTTTTGAAACCAGCATGGGATGCTCTAAAGCAGGCCATTATCAACCTTGGTGTAACATCTAAGGCTGTTTTGTCTTTTATTAAGTCACTGTGTAGTGCTGCATTCAGTGTTGTTGACGGCGTTCCAGTTATTGTCTGCACTGTTGCTGAGAGATTTTCTAAGGCTTTTACTGATTTTCTGAGTTACACCCGTGAATGCTTTACTGCCCTCTGTGATGACATCGTTGTGTTCGGTGTCAAGTGCAAAGCTGTTGGTGACTACATTATTTTTAATAATAGTGTTGTCAAAACTGTTAAAGCCAAAATAAAGGGTGTTAAAGAAGCTGGTCTTAAGACTATGACCTACACACAGTGTCTACTTGGACCTACCAAGCCTGTTAAGGTTAAGCGCGTTGAACGTAGTGTTGCACAGCTTAAAGTTGTTGACACTGCTGTACCATTAAAACAGGAAGGTGAATGTCTTGTTGTTGGTGGCCGTGCTATGTTTAGGTCTGATGGCTATTATAGGTTTATGGCTGATGCTGATGTTGTACTCGAGTCACCTGTTTTTACAGCTGGCTCTCAATACAATGTTGTGTTCGAAACTGATGCCCTATTCATAGCCCCAGAGATTGGCACTGTGTTTGAAGGTGACAACATTGATACTGTGGTTCAGACTGTTGCCAATAAAGTCCAAGCATTTAACAATAGATTCGTTGTTTATAACGCACATGTTGTTGATGGTGCTATTAATGTGTTTTGTGATTATAAGTTTATTTGTCCTGCTTTCTTGGATGGTTTTCCAGAGTGGTTTTCATTCTGTAAAAATCATTTTAAGGATGCCGGATTTGTTGAGTTTTATGACTGCATTATTAATAGTGATAGTACTTTTCAGACCACTTTTCAGCCTTATTTGGACCTTAAACCATCTGTTGATGCGTATTTAGGTCCTGAGATTGTACGAGCTGTTGATGGTGGTCGTTTGTGGCGTACTGTTATCAATGGCATTGGTGACGCTGTTAATTTCTGTAAGAATCTTAGGTTGCACTTTGAGTTTGGTGAGCTTAAGGGTACTGTTGTTAAGCGTTTTAAGGGTATACTTGGAACTCTTCTTACAGTTTACAATGAGTTTATTCAAACTACTGTGTCTGTTCTTACTATCTGTGGCATTAGTGCCAAGTACTATGCTTTTGACAAGCCTATGCTTTGTATGCATGGTATTACAGAGCGTGTTACTAGTTTTGACATTACTAGTCTTGGAAAGCCTATTTTAGATGGTCTTTCTAGGTGTAATGTCTTTGCACGTGGTTCCAATGCAGTTGTAGTTGATTCTGTTGATCACGAACTTCTTGATCTTGAGGAGTGTGATTTTGTTGAACCTGCTAGTCATGGTGTGCTTGTCGTATCAGATGATTATGGCTTTTATTCTTGTGAAACTGGCATATATCCCTATGCTAGTGATGGTAAAGTTTTGCCATTGCGGTTTAGGAAAAAGGCTGGTGGTAAGAATGTTGCCTTTGATGACAATGTTACAGTTACTGAGATTGACCCTATTTTTAAGGTTAAACTGTCCTTTGAGTTTGAGGATGAAAAATTGATTGAACTTTGTAAGAAGGTTATTGGTAGCAAAGTTAAGTGTAGTTCCTGGTCCCAACTTGTTGAGATCATTGATACTGCTCTTACTGCAACTAAGTCATACTACAATGTTCCAGAATATTTTATCTATGATGAGGAAGGTGGTAATGACCTTAATTTGGATGTCATGATCTCTGAATGGCCTTTGCAGGTTGACGAGGTCAGTGAGTTAGTTAGCACTGATGAAACAGTTGAAGAGCAAGCTGTTGAACAAGTAGAGCCAGTTGTTGAAGATGTAAGTGATATCATTGAGGTAAACAAGGCTTTTGCTATTGATGATTCACCAAAGAGAGCTATTAGTCCATTTGGTTTTGACACAAATGAGATTAATGGACGGCGTGTGCTGTACCAGTCTAACAACAACTGTTGGGTTAATGCTGCTTGTTATCAGTTACAAGTTTTAGGTTTTGACAGCCCAGCTATGGAACTTTATAGAGTTGGTGGCACACATAATCTTGTTAAGCAATGTTACGAGGCCACTGGTGCATTTTTAGGTTCTTTGGGCGATGTTGCACATTGTTTAGAGGTATTGCTTAAGGACGCTAAGACAGCCAAAGTTACTGTTGAAGTTACTTGTGATTGTTCATCTAACTTCGAAGAACTTAGCGGTGCTTTCTTTAGGTTTTTGCCTCTTAGGAGCAAGTTTGAATATGGTAGTTGCTTTGCTTGTCATGGCACTCGTTATTATCGTGTGTGTGGTATTGTTGGCTCTGCAATATTTTCACAGACTCTTAAGCCATTGGATTTCAATGACCTGATCTGTGATGTTGCTAGTGCTAGCGTCTTTCTTGGTGATGATTGTGGTCATTATTTAATTAATGACTACGACAAGAGACTATGTGTCGATGGTATGGGTGTTTACAAGATTAGGCATAACACCATTGACACAATAGTTGTTAAGGACGCTGATATTAAGCCTTCTACTGTGGCACCTTTTACCGAGTACTGTAATGTGAAGTTCTACCAGGGTGATTTTAAAGATCTTGCTGGTTTGTCTCATGACTTTGTAGTTAATGCAGCAAATTGCAACTTGGCCCACGGTGGTGGTGTAGCTAAGGCTATAGATCATCACACTGGTGGCAAGTTACAAAAGCTTTCCACTTCTTTTGTTAAAAAGAACGGTAAGGTTGCAACTGGTGAGTGTGTCATGATTGATACTGGCAAGTTAAAAGTTCTTAATGCAGTTGGTCCTCGTAAGGGCAAGGATGCAGAGTCTCTGTTAAATACTGTTTACACTAATATCTTTGCGCGTAAGGGTGTTCCTCTTATGCCTTTGATTAGTTGTGGTATTTTTGGTTTTGACCTTAAAGACTCACTTAGGGCGTTCTTGGCTGCATGTGGTGATAGGCACGTTAAATGCTTTGTTTATTCTGACTCTGAAAGGGAGTCAGTTATGAAGTTCTTGATGACACCTTTTGAGGAAAATGCTGCAACTAAAGAAGTGCTTGAAACACCTGTGGTTGAAATAACAACTGATGTTGTTGCGCCATTTTACACTATTGGTTCTCATAAGTTTTATGATTGCAATAGTGTTGAGCCTATCTTAGGTCTAGGTGTTAAGAACATTGTTCTTTTTACAGATCAGGTGTTGTCTGTTAAAGATTTTGGTGTTGTTGTGGATAAGCATCTTAATGGCTTGTTATCTGACATGTCCAACAAGTATGTTGGTGATCATAAAGCTGTTCCATTTGGTAACATTTTATCACTTGATTGTGGTGCTTTTACTGTAGTGGATGCTGTGTCGCCGTTTGATGGTGCTAGCTTTGAGAAGCAGAGTGGTCGCACCATACGTAAACTGGCTAGATTGGATGGCAGCACATTGTGTGTCTTACCTAATGCCAGTGCATTATTTGACAAGCTCTTTGCGTTGGGTGACAATTTTTCATTTTTAGTATTAGATAATGTTAGACCTTTGTTTGATAATTATCTTAAACCTAAAGATGTTAAAGTTAAAGTCACAGCGGATGGTCGCAATGTCAATGATGTTGTAGTTACAACTGCGGAAACCTTTGATGCACAGTTGGGACCTTCTGCTAATGGTGTTGAATCACTTGTTGGTGTTGTTCCCACTCCAATGGATAGTGGTAGGGTTGTTAATACAGCACCTGATGTCAATTGGAGTAAGCACTTTGGTTTTTCTGATGCTGCTGCATTTGCCGTTCTTGACCATAGCAAGTTTGCTTTCGATTCTGAAGTAGTTGATGGTAAGCGTGCACTTGCTGATTCAGATAACAATTGCTGGGTTAACGCGACTTGTTTAGCATTGCAATTTCTTAAACCTACGTTTAAATACGTTGGTTGGGAGGATTTGTGGAATAAGTTACGTTCAGGTGATGTCGCTGGTTTTGTTCACCTTCTTTATTATATAGAGGGTGTTGACAAAGGCGCAAAGGGTGATGTTGAGAGCACATTAAGCAAGCTTGATAAGTATATTGTATCTAGTGGTTCTGTTACTGTTGAACGTTCTACATTGTGCGACCGTTGTAATAGTACAGTTAAAACTGTTACAGGTGCTATAGCTGAGGCCTCTGTTATTCTCAATGGTCACGCTGATGGACACTGCCCTCATAATTTTGAGTGGCGTGTGCAAGTTGTCGGTGTTAAAGGTGACATCATTTTACTACACAGCGGTAGCTTGTTAAACGGACCTTATGTGTATGGTGATGCTTATGTGGCTTTTAGTGGTAATATTGATAATGGCCATTACACAGTTTTTGATAATAAATTATCTAAGATGTATGATGGTATTAAATGTGTTAAAACCACACTTGACACACTTGTTGCTTCTTCAGTTGTTATACGTAATGGTAGTTACGCTGTTAAAACAGAGCATGTGCCCCTGATTAAGAAGCTGGATGATTCAGCTGAAAAGTTTTTCAATGTTGGTGACATTGTTGCACATAACATTGCTTACTTTTTCGTTTGGTTGCTAACTACACTTAGCACTCTTTATAGGTGCTGGCGTGGTGGTAATTTTAAATTATTGTCTAGTATACCTGAACGTAGTGGTATAGTGTTACGCAGGAGTTTTAAATATAATTTTAGAGCTTTGCGTTCTAATGTGGCTAGTAAACAGAAGTATTGTCTTATGTTTGCTAAGTTGCTATTACTATTGTATACTATATATGCTATGTTGTTTATATTAGTCAGGTTTAGCTTCTTTAATGATTATATTTGTGGCAGCGCTGTTAGAGGTTACGCTAGTTCCGACTTTGACAAGAGTAAGTTTTGCAATGGATCTTTGGTTTGTAAGACTTGTCTTTTTGGCTATCAGGAACTTAGTGAATTTCAACATGTAGGTGTTGTCTGGAGTTATGTGCGTGAACCTCTTTTTGCTAGTGTTCTACCACTATGTTACTTTGCTGTTATTGCAATTTTTGGTGGTGTTGTTGAGCGGTTTGCATTATGTTATTTTGCTGCACAATTTATTAATAATGTGCTTAGCTTTTTAAAGTTGCAGGATTCCTTTTGGCTAGTTCAACTTGTCCCTTTTGACATCTTTGGCGATGAGATACTTGTTATGTTTTTGTCATATAAGGCTATTTGTTTCTTTAAGCATGTTGTTTTTGGTTGTGACAAACCTAGTTGTGTTGCATGCTGTAAGAGTGCTAAACTTAAGAGGATTGCCATGGATACCATTGTTAATGGTTCTAGGCGATCTTTTTATGTTAATGCTAATGGTGGTGCTAAGTTATGTAAAAAGCATAACTTTTTCTGTGTCGCTTGTGATTCTTATGGTAGTGGTCACACTTATATTAATGATCATATTGCCAATGAGTTACATAATGTTACTAAGTTACATGTTAAGCCTACTGGTCCTGCTTTTATTAATGTTGATAGGGTTGAGTTTAGTGATGGATTTTACCGCATCTTTTCTGGTGACAAGTTTTGGAAATATAATTTTGATATTACCGATAAAAAGTTTTCTTGTAAAGAAGTACTTAAGAATTGTAATATCTTAGATGATTTTATTGTCTTTGACAATAATGGTTCAAACTTGTCTCAGGTTCAGAATGCGTGTGTTTATCTCTCACAACTTCTGTGTAAGCCTATTAAGATTATTGATTCTACACTACTGTCTTCACTTAATGTTGACTTTAATGGTGCTTTGCATAAGGCATTTTTAGATGTCTTACATAATAGTTTTGGCAAGGATTTTAGTTCTTGTAAAACTATGCATGATTGCAAAGAGTTGCTTGAGTTAGATGTTAGTGATGATGATTTTATTAAGGTTGTGTCTGATGCTCATCGGTTTGATGTTCTTATTACTGACACATCCTTTAATAATTTCTGTACGTCTTATGCCAAACCAGCAGAGAAATTGTCCTCTTTTGACTTGGCACATTGTATGCGCAGTGGTGCTAAAGTTGTTAATCACAATGTGCTTATTAAGGAAAAGATGCCTATTGTGTGGAATTGCGTGGATTTTGCCAAGCTTTCAGTTGATGCTAGAAAATACATTGTTAAAACTGCTAAGGTTAAAGGTGTAACTTTTCTCCTTACTGTTAATAACAATGTTATGGAAACTACCTTACCTTGTGTTAGTGTGTTGCAAAAACAGGGAGCTGGTAAGCTATCCTCTATGTGGAAAAATTTCTGGTATGCATGTGGTGCCATTTTGGCGTTATTCGTGCTACTGAATTGTGTTGGTTTTACTGAGTACGCATCTAGCTTACCCGGTTATGACTTTAAGTATATTGAGGATGGTCAACTTAAGCCATTTGTTAATGGTTTGTATTGCGTTCGTAACACGTTTGACACATTTATGGACTGGCATGCTCAGAAATTTGGCTTTAAACCATCAAATAGTGACAAGTGTCCTATAGTTGTTGGGGCTAGTGATTCTGGACGTGTTGTACCTGGTGTCGCATCTGATGTTTATTTGCTTGGTAAAACGCTTATTTTCACACTTAAAACCGTCTTTGGTAGTGCTGGTCATTGTTATGATGTTAATGGCATAGCCGATGGTGACAAGTGTTTATTTAATTCTGCCTGTACTAACTTAGAAGGACTTGGTGGCACACGCACTTATTGCTATAAAACTGGTCTTATAGAGGGTGCTATGACTTATGGTGATTTGCAACATGATTCATATTACCGTTTGAGTGGTGATAATTATGTTCGGTTACCATATGTTGTTGTTCAAGGTCTTGGTTTTAGAGCTGTGCGTACCCAGGCTACTACATACTGCCGTGTTGGTGAATGTGTGGATTCAAAAGCTGGTATGTGTTTTGGTGCAGACAGGTGGATGGTATATTCTAATGACATAGGTTCTGACTTTATTTGTGGTTCCAGCTTGGTGGACTTGCTACGTAATATACTTAGCGTGTTCAATTATAACTTTTCCACTATGATTATGTCAGGCCAGGTCATTTTTAATTGTGTCCTTGCATGTGTTGTTGTTTTTGGCTGCTACTTTGTGATGAAATTTAGACGCGTCTTTGGTGATATGTCTCTTGCTGTTTTTACAGTTTGTGCTGCTGTTGTTGTCAACAACCTTTCCTACTTTGTTTCATTGAATTATGTGGGTATGGTTGTTTACTCTTTTCTATACTTTATTAGTACTAGGGGACTTAAGTATTGCTTTATATGGGATGTCAGTTATGTTGTTGCCTATTGCTTGTTGGCTCCATGGTGGTTGCTTACATGGTATATTTGTGCAGCATTAATTGGTCTCATCCCTAATTTGTTTAAACTTAAGGTCTCTACAACTTTGTTTGAGGGTACTAAATTTGTTGGCACATTTGATGCTGCATCTGTTGGTACCTTTGTTATTGATGCACGTTCTTATGAGCGTCTTATCAATAGCACTAGTATAGAGAAGATTAAACAGTATGCTAGTACTTTTAATAAGTACAAATATTACAGTGGTAGCGCTAATGAGGCTGATTATAGGTGTGCTTGTTATGCTCATCTTGCTAAAGCTCTTATTGATTTCTCAACAACTAGACAGGACACATTATACACCCCACCAACTGTTAGTATTAATTCTACTTTGCAGGCTGGTCTTAAGAAAATGGCCCAACCATCTGGTCTTGTTGAACCATGTGTAGTTCGTGTCTCATATGGTAATACAGTACTGAATGGTGTTTGGCTTGATGACAAGGTTTATTGCCCAAGGCATGTTTTGGCTAGTGACACTACAGTTACTATAGATTATGATGCAGTTTATCATTCGATGAGACTGCATAATTTTTCTATTTCTAAGGGTAATGTTTTTCTTGGTGTTGTAGGTGCTGTTATGCAAGGTGCTAATCTTGTTATTACTGTGTCACAGGCTAATGTTAACACTCCATCATATAGTTTTAGAACTTTGAAAGCAGGTGAGTGTTTTAACATTTTAGCTTGTTATGATGGTACACCTGCTGGTGTCTATGGTGTTAATTTGAGAAGCACACATACAATTAAAGGTTCATTTGTTAATGGTGCCTGTGGTTCACCAGGTTTTGTTATGAATGGTTATAAAGTAGAGTTTGTCTACATGCACCAGATAGAACTTGGTAATGCATCGCATGTTGGCTCGGATATGTTTGGTAACATTTATGGTGGGTTTGAAGACCAACCTAGTATTCAGCTCGAGGGTGTTGCAACCCTTATTACTGAAAATGTTGTCGCATTTCTGTATGCCGCTTTAATTAATGGTGAGCGTTGGTGGTGTTCCAATGAACGTTGCACTATTGATAGTTTTAATGAGTGGGCTCTTGGTAATGGTTTTACTAATTTAGTGTCTGGTGACGGGTTCTCTATGTTGGCTGCTAAGACTGGTGTTGATGTGTGTCAACTCCTTTCAGCCATACAGAGACTTGCTACTGGCCTTGGTGGTAAAACGATTTTAGGATATGCTTCTGTTACAGATGAATATACACTTAGTGAGGTTGTTAGGCAAATGTATGGTGTTAACATACAGAGTACTAAGACTAGTAGTGCTTTGAAGAACCTATTTCTTATGGGTTTCTTCTTTCTATTGTTTTGGTCTGAATTCTTCATGTATTCAACTATACTGTGGATTAATCCTGGCTTGATTACAACCTTTTTGGGTCTTTTTGTAATGTTATCTATGCTGCTTGCTAGTTGTATCAAACATAAAATGCTTTTTCTTCAGTTATTTTTGCTCCCATCTATTATTATAGCTGCTTGCTACAATTTTGCTTGGGATATGGAAGTAACTAGAATGTTGGCTACTCAGTTTGACTACCATGTATCATTTCTTAATATGGATATACAGGGTGCTATTAACATTATTGTGTGTTTCATTGGTATATCTTTACATACTTATAGATTTTTGGACACACAATTGCGTTCTTACAGCACTTATGTATTATCTATGTGCACAGTTCTTTACACATTCTATTATGGCTATGACTCTTTGAGCCTTGCTATAATGTTATTGGGTTTCGGCTGTAGAGAATGGTATGTTGGCACTGCCGCTTTTAGGCTTGCCCAGTTTATAGTGCCATACTGTCCTGGACTTATTTCCTTTGTTGGTGATATTAAGGCTGTATTGGTTCTGTACCTTGTTTTTGGATTTGTTGCGACTGTTTATTTTGGCTTGCTTTATTGGCTTAACAGAGTGCTTAAATTGACTCTTGGTTGTTATGACTTTAAAGTATCAGCTGCTGAATTTAAGTATATGGTCGCGAATGGTTATACTGCACCAAGAGGTCCTTTTGACTCTGTATTACTTAGTCTTAGACTATTGGGTGTTGGTGGCCAGAAAACTATTAAGGTTTCTACAGTGCAGTCTAAACTTACTGATCTTAAGTGTGCCAATGTTGTGCTTTTGGGTTGTCTTACTAATATGAATATCGCAGCTAATAGTAGAGAATGGTCTTATTGTGTTAATTTGCATAATGAGATTAACCTTACTAGTGACCCTGAAGAGGCCCTTGAAAAACTTTTGGCATTAGTAGCATTTTTCCTATCAAAGCAACAAAACTTTGGTGTTGATGACTTAATAGATTCATTCTTTGAAAACAGAAATGTGCTTCAAAGTGTTGCATCTGCTTTTGCTAATATGCCTAGTTTTATTGCTTATGAGAAGGCTCGTATGAATTACGAGGATGCTATTGCTAATGATGCTGCTCCTGCTGTTGTTAAGCAGTTGAAGAAGGCTATGAATACTGCAAAGGGTGAGTTTGACCACGAGGCTTCAGTTCAGAAGAAGATTCAGCGTATGGCTGATGCGGCTGCAGCCCAGATGTATAAAGATGCTCGTGCTGTGGACCGTAAGTCTAAAGTTGTTAGTGCTATGCATTCACTGTTGTTTGGTATGCTTCGTAAGCTTGATATGTCTTCTATCAATCAGCTTATGGAACTTGCAAAAGACGGTTGCATACCTATGGCTATTATACCTGCTGCTGCAGCTACAAAACTTACAGTTATTACCCCTGATTTGGAGTCCTTTAGTAAAATACGTGTTGATAATAACATTTATTATGCTGGGGCTGCATGGAGTATTACTGATGTTCAAGATGCTGATGGCAGAGTTACCATTTTGAAGGAGATTAATGCTGACAACAAGGACGCTTTAGTTTGGCCATTACATGTCACCTGCGAGCGTGTTGTTAAACTCCAGAATAATGAAATTATTCCTGGTAAGCTTAAGCAGCGTGCTGTTAAGGCGGAAGGTGATGGCTTTTCTACTGATGCTAAAGCTCTTTACAATACTGAAGGTGGTCATTGTTTTGTGTATGCACTTATAGCTGACAAACCTGACTTAAAGGTTGTCAAGTGGGAATATGATGGTGGTTGCAAGACTATTGAACTTGAACCTCCATTGAAATTTGCTGTTGAAGCTCCTACTGGTGTTCAGATCAAGTACCTTTACTACGTTAAAAATCTTAACAATTTGCGTAGAGGTGCTACTTTAGGCTATATAGGTGCTACTGTTAGGTTGCAGGCCGGTAAACAGACTGAACTAGCATGCAATTCCTCCTTGCTTACTCTTTGTGCTTTTGCTGTTGACCCTGCTAAGGCTTATGTTAGTGCTGTTAAACAGGGCGCTAAACCAGTTGGTAATTGTGTAAAGATGCTTGCAAATGGTTCTGGTAGTGGACAAGCTGTTACTAATGGTGTTGAGGCTAACATGAATCAAGACTCTTATGGTGGTGCTTCAGTTTGTATTTACTGTAGGGCACATGTTGATCACCCAGCTATGGATGGTGCATGTCGCTTTAAGGGTAAGTATGTGCAAATACCTATAGGTGTCAATGACCCTATTAGATTTTGTATAGAGAATGAAGTCTGTAAGGTTTGTGGCTGTTGGCTTAACAATGGTTGCTCGTGTGATAGGTCTAGTGTTCAGAGTACTGATCAGGCTTATTTAAACGGGCAAGGGGCTCTAGTGCAGCTCGACTAGAGCCCTGTAATGGTACTGAACCAGAACATTGTGTTCGTGCTTTTGACGTTTACAACAAGGATGTGGCATGTATTGGTAAATTTTTGAAGGTTAACTGTGTTAGGCTCAAAAATTTAGACAAGCACGATGCCTTCTTTGTTATTAAACGTTGCACTAAGTCTGTCATGGAACACGAGCAGTCCATGTATAACAAACTTAGTGGTTCTAATGCATTAGCTGTGCATGACTTCTTTACTTGGAAAGATGGCCGCTCTATTTACGGTAATGTTTGCAGACAGGACCTTAGTAAGTATACTATGATGGACCTCTGCTATGCATTACGTAATTTTGATGAGCGCAATTGTGAGACTCTTAAAGAAATTTTGGTTCTTACGGGCTGTTGTGATCAATCTTATTTTGATAACAAGGTCTGGTATGATCCTGTTGAAAATGAAGACCTTCATCGCGTGTACGCACTATTGGGACAGCGTGTTGCTAACGCTATGCTCAAGTGCGTTAAATTGTGCGATGAGATGGTTACTAAAGGTGTTGTTGGCGTTTTAACATTGGACAACCAGGACCTTAATGGTAATTTTTACGATTTTGGTGACTTTGTCGATGTTATGCCAGGTATGGGTATTCCTTGTTGTACTTCATATTACTCTTACATGATGCCAATTATGACTATGACTAATTGTTTGGCATGTGAGTGCTTTATGAAAAGTGATATTTTTGGGTCAGATTTTAAAACTTACGATTTGCTTGAATATGATTTTACGGATCATAAAGTCAAGCTCTTTGATAAGTATTTTAAATACTGGGGCCAAGATTACCATCCTAATTGTAGTGATTGTTATGATGATATGTGTTTGTTACACTGTTCTAATTTTAACACACTATTCTCCACTACTATACCTAATACTGCTTTTGGTCCTCTCTGCAGAAAAGTTTTTGTAGATGGTGTGCCACTTATTGCCACCGCTGGGTACCATTTTAAGCAATTAGGTTTAGTTTGGAATAAGGATATTAACACCCATAATTCCCGCCTTAGTATGACTGATTTATTACAATTTGTTACTGATCCTGGCTTACTTATAGCTTCATCTCCTGCCTTAGTTGACCAGCGTACAGTTTGTTTTTCTATCGCTGCACTTAGCACTGGTATAACACATCAAACTGTAAAACCTGGTCATTTCAACAAGGAATTCTATGACTATTTACTGTCTCAAGGATTTTTTGATGAAGGTTCGGAGTTAACACTTAAGCACTTTTTCTTTGCTCAAAAGGGTGATGCTGCTGTTGCTGATTTTGACTATTATAGGTATAATAAGCCTACTATGCTTGACATATGTATGGCACGTTTTACATATAAAGTAGTACAGCGTTATTTTGAGTGTTACGATGGTGGTTGTATTACTGCTAGAGAAGTTGTTGTCACTAATTTGGATAAGAGTGCTGGTTATCCTCTTAATAGGTTTGGTAAAGCTCGTTTGTTTTATGAAACCTTTAGTTATGAGGAACAAGACGCACTTTACGCTATGACAAAGCGTAATATCTTACCAACTATGACACAGCTTAATCTCAAGTATTCTATTAGTGGTAAAGCACGTGCCCGAACTGTTGGCGGTGTTTCACTTTTAGCGACTATGACCACTAGGCAATTCCATCAAAAGCATTTGAAGTCAATTGTCAACACGCGTAATGCACCTGTTGTCATTGGTACAACAAAGTTTTATGGTGGTTGGGACAATATGCTCAAGAATTTGATGAATGATGTCGACAATGGTGCACTCATGGGCTGGGATTATCCTAAATGTGATAGAGCTATGCCTAGTATGATACGAATGCTTGCTGCTATGGTTCTCGGTTCAAAGCATGTTACATGTTGTACAGACAGTGATAGGTTTTACAGACTTTCTAATGAACTTGCACAAGTTCTTAATGAGGTTGTGCATTCAAACGGAGGTTTCTATGTGAAACCTGGTGGCACCACATCAGGTGATGCTACAACAGCTTATGCGAATTCTGTCTTTAACATCTTTCAGGCGGTTAGCTCTAATATTAATAGGCTTCTTTCTGTTGATAGTAATGTGTGCAACAATTTGTATGTCAAGAAGCTTCAGCGTTCTATCTATGACAATTGTTATAGATCTAGCGCTGTTGATGATAATGTTGTTACAGACTTTTATAACTATCTTAAGAAGCATTTTTCCATGATGATTTTGTCTGATGATGGCGTTGTTTGTTACAACAAGGAGTATGCAGCGTTGGGTTATGTTGGTGACATCTCTGCATTTAAGGCAACTTTGTACTATCAGAATAACGTGTTTATGAGTACAGCCAAGTGTTGGGTCGAAGAAGATTTGTCTGTTGGACCTCATGAGTTTTGCTCACAACACACTATGCAAATAGTTGATTCTGATGGTGATTATTATTTGCCGTACCCAGACCCTAGCCGTATTCTTAGTGCTGGTGTCTTTGTGGATGACATTGTCAAAACTGACCCTGTTATTTTGCTTGAGCGCTATGTGTCTCTTGCTATTGATGCATACCCATTGTCTAAGCATCCCAATCGTGAATATAGGAAGGTTTTCTATGTTCTTCTTGACTGGGTTAAGCATTTACATAATACACTTAACCAAGGCATTCTCGAAACTTTCTCTGTTACATTACTTGATGATGTGCAGAGTAAGTTTTGGGATGAGGCTTTTTATGCTGGTATGTATGAGAAGTCTACTGTTCTTCAAGCAGCTGGTATGTGTATTGTATGTGGATCGCAAACTGTTCTCAGATGTGGTGATTGTCTACGCCGTCCTTTGTTATGTACAAAATGTGCTTATGACCATGTTGTAGGTACCACCCATAGGTTTATCTTGTCTATTACTCCCTATGTGTGTAACACATCTGGTTGTAATGTTAATGATGTTACCAAGTTGTTTTTGGGTGGTCTTAATTATTATTGTCATGATCACAAGCCGCAGCTCTCATTCCCACTTTGTGCTAATGGTAACATTTTTGGCCTTTATAAAAACTCCGCAGTTGGGTCCTTAGATGTTGAAGTTTTTAATAAACTTGCTATGTCTGATTGGTCCGACGTCAGTGATTATAAATTGGCCAATGATGTTAAAGAATCTTTGCGACTCTTTGCGGCTGAAACTATTAAAGCTAGGGAGGAGAGTGTTAAGTCCTCTTATGCGTGTGCTACTCTTAAGGAGATTATAGGTCCTAAAGAATTACTGTTGCAATGGGAAGTTGGGAAGGCTCGTCCTCCTCTTAACAGGAATTCTGTTTTTACCTGCTTTCAAATTAGTAAGGACTCTAAGTGGCAAGTTGGCGAGTTTACATTTGAGAAGCTCGACTATGGCTCTGACACTGTGTGTTATAAGTCTAATGTCACTGCTAAGCTTGTTCCTGGCATGATCTTTGTACTTACATCTCATAATGTCTTATCACTCAAAGCACCTACTATTGCCAATCAAGAGCGGTATTCAACTATTTATAAGTTGTATCCATCTGTGAACGTTGATGATGCGTATTCATCTTTGGTTCCGTATTACCAACTTATTGGCAAGCAGAAAATTACTACAATACAAGGACCTCCTGGTAGTGGCAAATCGCATTGTGTTATTGGTCTAGGTTTGTATTACCCTAGTGCACGTATTGTGTTTGCTGCTTGTTCACACGCTGCTGTTGATTCTTTATGTCACAAAGCTGCTAAAGCCTACAGTGTAGACAGATGCTCACGTATTATTCCTGCACGAGCGCGTGTTGAGTGCTATAGTGGTTTTAAACCGAATAACACCTCAGCTCAGTACATCTTTTCAACTGTTAATGCTTTACCAGAGGTTAATGCCGACATTGTTGTCATTGACGAAGTGTCTATGTGCACTAACTATGATTTATCTATTGTTAATGCTCGTGTGGCATATAAGCACATTGTCTATGTTGGTGACCCGCAGCAGTTACCTGCACCTAGAACTATGATAACGCGTGGTGTGTTACAACCTGAAGATTACAATGTTGTCACCCAGCGTATGTGTGGTGTAGGACCTGATGTGTTCTTGCACAAGTGTTATCGGTGCCCTGCTGAGGTTGTTAACACTGTGTCTGAACTTGTTTATGAAAACAAATTCAAACCAGTGAAAGACCACAGCAAACAGTGTTTTAAGATGTTTGTTAAGGGTAATGTTCAGATTGATAATGGCTCTAGTGTTAATAAGAGGCAGCTTGAGGTGGTTAAAGCCTTTATTGCAAAGAACCCTAAATGGAGCCGCGCTGTGTTTATTTCACCATATAATAGTCAAAACTATGTTGCTGGGCGCATGTTGGGTTTACAGACACAAACTGTGGACTCTGCGCAAGGTAGCGAGTATGACTATGTTATTTATACACAGACTTCTGATACATCTCATGCCCTTAATGTTAACAGGTTTAATGTTGCCATTACACGCACCAAGATTGGTATTTTGTGTATTATGTGTGACAAGGCACTGTATGACACATTGAAATTTTTTGAGATCAGTCAATCAGACCTTCAATCTACTATTGGTGGGTGTGGTCTTTTTAAGGACTGCTATAAATTTGATCAGGATTTACCACCTGCACATGCAACAACATATATGGCTCTTTCTGACAAGTTCAAGACAGACAAAGAACTTGCTGTTAATATTGGTCATTCTGATGTTCGTTATGAACACGTTGTTTCTTATATGGGCTTCCGTTTTGACATGAACATACCTAATTTCCATTCCCTGTTTTGCACACGTGATTTTGCGATGCGTAACGTTAGAGGCTGGATTGGTATGGACGTAGAGGGGGCTCATGTTTGCGGTGATAATATCGGTACAAATGTTCCATTACAAGTAGGGTTCTCTAATGGTGTTGACTTTGTCGTACAACCTGAAGGTTGTGTTGTAACCAATGAGGGTAACATTGTCAAGCCAGTTAAAGCTAGAGCTCCACCGGGTGAACAATTCACACACCTAGTACCTTTGATGCGTAAAGGGCAGCCATGGTACGTTGTACGACGTAGAATCGTGCAAATGGTCTGTGATTGTTTAAATGGGCTTTCAGACGTAGTAATTTTTGTACTATGGGCTGGAGGTTTGGAACTCACAACCATGAAGTATTTTGTTAAAATAGGACCATCTCAGCATTGTGATTGTGGTAAAGAGGCTCGTTGCTACAATAGTGCGACTCATGCGTACTATTGTTTAGCACACGCACTTGGTTGCGATTATTTGTACAACCCCTTTGTTATAGATATACAGCAATGGGGCTATACAGGGTCTCTTAGCAGTAACCATCATGAAGTTTGTAATGTGCACCGTAATGAGCATGTTGCTTCAGGTGACGCTATTATGACTAGATGTCTTGCAATTCATGATTGTTTTGTAAAAAATGTTGACTGGTCTATCACATATCCGTTTATTGCCAATGAGAATGCCATTAATAAGAGTGGACGAATAGTTCAGTCTCATATTATGAAGGCTGCCTTGAAGGTGTATAATCCTAAAGCTGTTCATGACATTGGAAATCCTAAAGGCATACGTTGTGCTGCAACTAATGTACCTTGGTACTGTTACGACAAACAGCCTATTAATTCTAATGTTAAGATGCTTGAGTATGATTATATGACTCATGGACAATTGGACGGTATGTGCCTATTTTGGAACTGTAATGTAGATATGTATCCTGAGTTTTCTATTGTCTGCAGGTTTGACACACGCTGTAGATCACATTTGTCACTAGAAGGCGTTAATGGTGGTGCACTTTATGTAAACAATCATGCCTTCCACACACCTGCATACGACAAGCGTGCCTTTGCTAAGCTTAAGCCCATGCCATTTTTCTTTTATGATGATGGTGAATGTGATGTTTCACAGGGACAGATTAATTATGTGCCACTTCGTGCTACCGTGTGTATTACTAAGTGTAATATTGGTGGTGCTGTTTGTAAGCGACACGCTAGTCTTTATAGAGCTTATGTTGAGGCTTATAATACTTTTACTCAGAATGGTTTTAACATTTGGTGTCCCAACAGTTTTGATGTTTATAATTTATGGCAAACTCTAGTTGACACTAATTTGCAGGGCCTTGAGAACATTGCATACAATGTTGTCAAGAAGGGATCTTTTGTTGGTGAACCAGGTGAGTTGCCTGTGGCAGTTGTAAACGATAGAGTGTCTGTTAGGGATGGTGTTAGTGATAATGTTATCTTTGTTAATAAGACTTCATTACCAACCAATGTTGCATTTGAGCTGTATGCTAAGCGCAAAATTGGTCTTACACCGCCACTTACCATTCTGAAAAATATGGGTGTTGTTGCTACACATGGTTTCGTGTTATGGGACTATGATGCTGACAGACCCTTTTCTAATTTTACTAAATCTGTTTGCAAGTATACAGACTTTGATGAGGACGTGTGTACTTGCTTTGACAATAGTATACAAGGTGCATTTGAGAGGTTTACTTTGTGTAAGAATGGTGTATTAATCTCTAATGTCGCTATCAAGAAATTACGTGGTATACGTTTGAATTTTGGTTATTTGAACGGTGTTGCAGTTAGTAGTATCACTGAAGGTGAGACTACTAAGCCTGTTGACTGGTATATCTACCAACGCAAAGACGGTTCATTTGTTGAGCCTGTTGATGGTTACTACTCACAGGGTCGTAATGCTAGTACATTCTTGCCACGTTCTCAGATGGAAAAAGACTTTTTAGAACTTGACACTGGTTTGTTTATAAGCAAGTATGGACTTGAAGACTTTAACTTTGAGCACATCGTTTATGGCGATGTCTCAAAAACTACTCTTGGTGGTCTACATTTGCTTATATCACAGGTTCGTTTAGCACGTATTGGTGTTCTTAAGGTTGAAGACTTTGTTGACTCAGCTGATGACACACTACACAGTTGTTCCGTTACGTATGCTAACGATCCTAGTAGTAAATCTGTCTGCACCTACATGGATATACTTTTAGATGATTTTGTTGTGATTCTTAGAAATCTTGATCTTTCTGTGACATCTAAAGTGCATGATGTCATTGTTGACTGTAAGGCATGGCGCTGGATGCTTTGGTGCAAAGACTCCAAGGTGGCTACTTTCTACCCACAGTTGCAGTCTGCTGAGTGGAAGTGTGGTTACAGCATGCCGAGCCTTTATAAAATACAGAATATGTGTATGGATGCATGTAATTTGTATAATTATGGTGCTAGTATTAAGTTGCCAGATGGTATTATGTTTAACGTTGTTAAATATACCCAGCTGTGTCAGTTTCTTAATACTACTACCATGTGTGTTCCTCATAATATGCGTGTTTTACACCTTGGTGCTGGCTCTGATAAGGGTGTAGCACCGGGTACAGCTGTTCTACGTAGATGGCTCCCTGACGATGCAATAATTGTTGACAATGATGTTAATGATTATGTCAGTGATGCTGATTTTAGTATAACAGGTGATTGTACACATGTTTATGTCGAAGACAAATTTGACCTACTTATATCAGATATGTATGATGGAAAAATTAAGAGCATTGATGGTGACAATGTGTCTAAAGATGGATTTTTCACTTATATTAATGGATTTATACGTGAAAAACTTGCGCTTGGTGGCGCTATGGCTGTTAAGATTACCGAGTATAGTTGGAACAAACAGCTTTATGAGATTGCACAGAAGTTTGAATATTGGACCCTGTTTTGTACCAGTGTCAACACGTCATCTTCTGAGGCTTTCCTTATTGGTATTAACTATCTTGGTGACTTTTCTAGTGCTAGTGTTATAGATGGTAATGTTATGCATGCTAACTATATATTTTGGCGCAACTCCACTATTATGACTATGTCATATAATTCAGTTCTTGATTTGTCAAAATTTAGGTGTAAACATAAAGCAACTGTTATTATTACACTTAAAGATAAAGACATTACTGATATGGTGCTTGGTCTAATTAAAAATGGCAAGTTGTTAATTCGCAACTCGCAGAAATTATTGAATTTTAGCAACCATCTTGTTACAACTAAATGAAACTTTTTATAGTTTTTGTGCTCCTTTTTAGGGTGTGTTATTGCTGTGACTATGTAGACTTCCGTTTGTTTAATGGGATTTTTTCTACCAGTCGTGGCTTAAGTAATACAACTACTGTTATTACTGGTGCATATCCATCTACTAACAAAGCCAAATGGTTTTGTCCTACTAATGTTGGTAGGCCTGTTGGTACAGGTGTTGGTATAGGTGTGTATGCGCAGACTGCTCAAGCTTCCTATGAGACTGGAGGATCGGGTGCTGGTGGGTATACTTTTAGTGTATCACCCAAGCATGTCACTAATTTGACGTGGTCATTGTGGGTACATAGACCGTGGGGTGCTAATGCTAACGTCACTGTGCGATTGTGCAGATGGTGGCAGAAGTTTTCCTTTAATGAGACAGCCCACTTTCAACCTGCTGGTCCTAGTAGTGCCTTTGAGTGCCTTGTTAATGGTAGTTTTCCGTCCTCACAACATAAAGGTTATATGTTTGGTGTTACTTGGTATAATGATTTTGTACGTATCATATTTCCACCCACTGTTTTTGAGCTTCAGTTAGATGGGTTGCAATGGGAGTATGTACAGTTTACTGGTCCAGTTAATGCTGGGCGTATGACCAAATTTAATGTTGTGACAGAGATTTCTAGTGTTTTAGTTTTAACAGATCAAAGTGGTGCTGTTACTAGGTATTCGTATTGCGCCGATGGTTTTGTCAATGGTCTTCAATGTAAGTTGAGACTTTTTGATATTCCGCCTGGCGTATATTCTAATAGTGAAGTTGAATACCCTGTAGCACTTTACACTGTTGTTCATAATATGTCAGTATGCCCCCAGCGCCCTGAGAGTTATTGTGGGTCTAATTATTGTCCATTTAAAAGGGTTGTATTTTCTAATTGTGTTGTTAATTACACTAGTTGGACTAGTGGCTTGTTACGTGATTATCAACATCTTGTGCTGCCTAATGGCAAGTTCAACCCATTTACGGAGTGTAATGGTTTGAACCGCATTGTTGATGACTGTGTTACAGGCTTTGTTTTAAGGGTTGGTCGTGGCACAGCTGTTAATCGTACTGTTATAACACCATATCTTAAGCCTAATGAATGTTTTGGTTGGTCATGGAATGATTATCAAGACAGCATTTATGATTGGTGGATAGCTGATTTTGTGTCGACAGGTGCTTTTGTTTGTGAGAAAAATCCTGATGCGCCACGAACTGGTGTTTGTATTACTTACACTATTGAGAAGGTCACGTTTCAGGGTGTTCTCTATGAGAGTAATTTTACATTTGCCCAGTATTATAATGTACTTTATTTTGGTTCACAGCTTAAGTACGTTCGTATTTTGGGCAAAGTTTATGAGGTTGCACCTTGTTTTGAAGCTTCCTATGATGTGCTTTTTCGTAGTAGTTCCTCCTTTGGTTTGTTATATAGGAGTTTTGATTGTAATCAGCTACGTATTAGTGCATCACGTTTTGCCGAGCGGCTCTTACCGTCTCATAATGGTACTGCTACTGCCCTAGGTTGTTTATTTAATGCCACCTACGCTCCTAATGATACTATGGTGAACTGTACTAACCCTCTTGGTGACGGGTTTTGTGCTGATTTACTTAGTAATGTCGTTGTGCGGCGTATGACATTTGAGAAGCATGATACTACCTATGTGGCACCAGTTACTAATGAACGGTTTACTGAATTACCACTGGATCACCAGTTAGTCTTGACTGAACAATTTTTGCAAACTACTATGCCTAAGTTTAGCATTAGTTGCGAAACATATATTTGTGATGTTAGCAAAGCATGCAAAAATTTATTATTTAGGTATGGTGGTTTTTGTCAGAAAATTGAGGCTGACATTCGGGGTGCTGGTGTTTTGCTTGACAGTGATGTTAGTGGTCTGTATTCCACTATTGCTGCTAAGACAAGCTCTATTACGCCTACTACAGATCGCTTCAATGTGTCGCAATTTTTCCTGCCTAAAGTGCAGTCAAATTCAGAGCGCTTTGAGTCTAGGTCTGTTATAGAGGATTTGCTATTTAGCAAAATAGAGACGACCGGCCCTGGTTTTTATGGTGACTATTATAATTGTAAGAAAAATGCTATACAGGACCTTACTTGTGCACAGTATCATAATGGTATACTTGTTATACCACCAGTTATGGATGCTGAGACATTGGGGATGTATGGTGGTATTGCAGCTGCTTCTCTTACACTTGGTATCTTTGGTGGCCAAGCTGGCATCACTACGTGGTCTCTTGCTATGGCTGGTCGCCTTAATGCATTAGGTGTGGTTCAAAATGCGCTGGTTGATGACGTTAATAAGTTAGCTAACGGCTTTAATCAGCTTACTGCCAGTGTTGGAAAGCTCGCTTTGACTACTTCTAGTGCATTACAGGCTATTCAAGCTGTTGTTAATCAGAATGCTGCCCAGGTTGAGTCACTTGTTAGTGGAATTACTGAGAATTTTGGTGCTATTAGTACCAATTTTAAAGTGATTTCGCAGAGGCTCGATAAGCTTGAGGCCGATGTTCAGATGGATCGATTAATCAATGGTAGGATGAATGTTTTACAGTTGTTTGTCACCAATTATAAATTGAAAATTGCCGAGTTGCGCAACACACATCGTTATGTTCAATCTTTGATTAATGAGTGTGTTTACGCACAGAGCTTGAGAAATGGTTTTTGTGGGCAGGGACTTCATGTACTGTCACTTATGCAAAATGCACCTAGTGGTATAATGTTTTTCCATTATTCACTTATACCTAATAACACTATCACCGTTAAAACCACACCAGGTCTTTGTGAGAGTGATGAATTAGGTTCTAAGTGCATTGTTGCTAAGGATGGTGTTCTAGTCTCTGCTAATTTAAGTTACTGGCAGTGGTCACCGCGTAATCTTTATAAGCCGGAAAATTTGACATTTGCTAATGTCATTGCCGTTTCCCGTGGTGCTAATTATACCACATTGAATAGAACTTTTGACATACCTGAACTGAACAGTACTTTTCCCATTGATGAGGAGTTTCGTGAGTATTTTCAGAATATGTCATCTGAGCTGCAGGCCCTGAAAAATTTGACTGCTGATATGAGCAAGCTTAACATTAGTGCTGAAATTCAGCTCATTAATGAAATTGCTCATAACGTTTCTAACATGCGCGTTGAGGTAGAGAAATTTCAGCGCTATGTTAATTATGTCAAATGGGCTTGGTGGCAGTGGCTTATTATTTTTATAGCTTTGACTTTGCTTGCTGGTCTTATGCTTTGGTGCTGTCTTGCTACAGGCTGTTGTGGTATGTGTGGTTGCTTAGCAGCTACTTGTGCCTCATGTTGTGATTGTAGAGGAACTAAACTTCAATCTTACGAGATTGAAAAGATCCATATTCAGTAATGTTTGGTGGACTTTTCCAGTTGACACTTGAGGGTGTCGTTAATTCCACAATCAGAGCTGCTAATCTTGGTCCCAAGGATGAGGCTATCATTCGGGAGCAGGTGCAGCCTGCTATTAATGGCGCCAATATGCTTGGTTATATGTTAACTAGCATGTTTGTCTGGTACTTTGCTCTTTACAAGCCTTCGACAAAACGTGGCAGAATTGCTATGTTTATTTCTAAGTTGCTTGTTATTTTTGCTTATGTACCTATTATTATTTATTGTGGCGGTGTCGTTGATGGCTGCATTATTCTTGTTGCTGTTGTGAGCAGGTTACTGTATACCAGTTATTATGCTTTTTGCTACAGGAGTTTTGCATTTGTACTTTTTAATGCACCTACACTTTGCTTTGTCAACGGTGCTGTGTGTCTCTACGCTAGGATTACTAAGGTGGCAGATTACATTGCTCTCTATGGTGGTCATCATTATGTGACTATTGAGACTGAACCCGTTGAATTTGCGCACAAGGATTCGCTTTATGTTGCTATTAGAGGTAAGAAGGAATTAAACCTCTACCTCGCTAAGGCGATGGAGTTGTCTGATGGTGCGTATATTTACTTATTTACTAACACACCTTTTGTTGGTATCTATAACGCTAATTTTCAGCTGCAGGAAACTCAACTAAACTATGTTTCTGAAGATTGTTGAGGATGACGGTTTGTTCATTAACACAGTCTTGTGGCTTTTAGTGTTGATACTTGTTCTCTTGGTGGCTATCACTGTTATTAAACTTATACAGCTATGTTTTTCTTGTCATAGGCTTATGAGTAATACTATTTACATACCAGTGTATAATGCTTACCTTGTTTACAAGTCTTATATGGAAGTTGAACCATGCCCCATAATTAATGTCTAAACTAAACGATGAGTTCTAATTCTACTGAGTCGGTCCCTGTGACCGAAGTTTTAGAACATCTTAGGAACTGGAACTTCAGTTGGAATATTATACTGACAGTATTCATTGCAGTGCTTCAATATGGTAATATGAAGTACAGTTTCTTCCTCTATGGAGTTAAGATGTTGATCATGTGGCTTTTATGGCCCTTAGTCATTGCTTTGAGCATTTTTAATGCCTATGCTGACTTTGGTGTCAATTGGTGGTTCTTCTCCTTCAGCATTCTGATGCTTGTCATAACGCTAGTTCTCTGGCTTATGTACATAATTAATAGTTTTAAGCTTTATCGCAGAACGCGAACGTTTTGGGCATTTAACCCCGAAACAGACGCCATTGCTGTCATTTCAGTCTTTGGTAGGTCCTACTCGATACCTATGCCAGTGGCACCAACAGGTATTACTCTGACGATCTTAAGTGGAACACTCTTTTTCGATGGCATCAGAATTGCTACTGGTGTGCAGCCTGCACACTTACCGCAATTTGTGACTGTCGCCAAACCTGGCACGACTATAATTTATACTCGTGCGGGGCGTTCCCTTAATGCAAGCACCAACACTGGTTGGGCTTTTTATGTCAGAAGTAAGCATGGTGACTATTCTGCTTTATCAAATAGTAGTGATAACTTGACAGAAAATGACAGATTGCTGCATTTAGTCTAAACTAAACGAATATGGCCACTGTTAATTGGGGTGACGCTGTTGAACAGGCGGAATCTCGTGGTCGTAAAAGAATTCCATTGTCACTCTTTGCGCCTTTGCGTGTTACAGATGGCAAAAACTTTTGGAATGTCATGCCTAGAAATGGAGTTCCAACAGGCAGAGGCAATCCAGATCAACAGATTGGTTATTGGGTTGAACAAAAACGCTGGCGAATGCAAAAAGGCCAACGTAAAGATCAGCCTTCTAACTGGCATTTTTATTACCTTGGTACTGGTCCTCACGCAGATGCTCCTTTCAGGAAACGGATTCAGGGTGTGCATTGGGTTGCTGTTGATGGTGCTAAAACTAGCCCCACAGGTCTTGGTGTTCGCAATCGTAATAAAGAACCTGCTACACCTCAGTTTGGGTTTCAATTACCAGCTGACGTAACTGTTGTTGAGGCTACTTCTAGAAGTGCTTCACGTTCACAGTCTCGTTCTCGCAATCAAAGCCAAAGCCGCAGCGGTGCTCAGACACCTCGTGTTCAACAATCGTCTCAGGCTGTTGACATCGTAGCTGCAGTTAAACAAGCTTTGGCAGACTTGGGCATAGCTTCTAGCCAGTCCAAGTCGCAGAGCGGTAAGAATACACCCAAACCAAGAAGCAGAGCTGTTTCTCCTGCACCAGCCCCTAAACCGGCTCGTAAGCAGATGGATAAACCTGAATGGAAGCGCGTTCCTAATTCTGAAGAGGACGTGCGTAAGTGCTTTGGTCCTCGATCAGCTTCTAGAAATTTTGGTGACAGTGATCTTGTTCAGCATGGTGTTGAAGCTAAGCATTTTCCAACAATTGCGGAGCTGCTTCCTACTCAGGCTGCATTAGCCTTTGGTAGTGAAATTACCACCAAAGAAGCTGGTGATTTTGTTGAAGTCACCTATCATTATGTAATGAAGGTTTCTAAGACTGATAAAAATCTACCTAGATTTCTTGAGCAAGTTGCTGCTTACTCTAAACCTAGCCAGATTAGGAGGTCCCAATCTCAACAGGATTTGAATGTTGATGCGCCTGCGTTCACCCCAGCACCCCCAGCTACTCCAGTTTCCCGAAATCCTGATTTTCCTGAGGAAGAGGTTGAGATGGTGGATGAGATTATTAATTAGTTCAACTAAACATGAACCAGCTTATCTTCTTTTTGTGTATGATGTGCTGCTGTGCCATTCTTTTTGATTGGCTTTTTAATCTTTTCTTCTACGCTTGCCAGGTTGATACCTGGCAGGAGTTTGCCTTCTCTTGTAATTGGAGTTGGTCACTCTTCCTTGAGGACTTCAGTACTTGGTTTAAATGCCTTTCTGTTGTTCTTATTGGTATTTTTTCTGCTGCTAGCCTTATGTTTGTTGACTTTGCTGTTGAGGTCTTTGACCTTTTTGAGCATTTTTTTATTAACATTGGCAAATTTTGCAGATTTGTTTGACATACAATCCCTAGCTTTGCTTGTGGATTTAGTCTCATACACAATGGTAAGCACGTAATTATGCTAGTATGAGTAGAGTATAATTATATTGAGTCCTATAGACCAACGCAGTTAACTACATGTCCGGTGTGGCGGAGTAATCAAAGATCCGCTTGACGAGCCTATATGGAAGAGCCGTCACACCTCGTATGTATGTTGCTGCTAGTAGTTGTTAATTAGTTGATTCTTTGACAGTGATACACAAAAAAAAAAAAAAAA